TGGTAAGATCGGTGGATCGGGTGATGACCGATGAGGTGGATAGCAGACATAGAGTCCAACGGTCTGTTGGACACCATAAGCAAAGTCTGGTGCATTGTACTCCGATGCCCAGACACTGATGAAGTCAGAGCCTTTGGGCCAGACAACATTGAAGAAGGCCTCGATCTCTTATCGACAGCTCATGAGGTCATAGGTCACAACTTTGTGTTATACGACTACCCTGCCCTACAGATCGTGTACCCAGACTTTAAGATCAAAGGTAAAATCACAGACACCTTGATCCTCAGTAAAATGATACACCACGAACTCTTCAACGATGATGCGGAGAGAAACTGGAGTGCAGAGAAGTTCCCAAAGAAGTTCTGGGGTCGGCACAGTCTCAAGGCTTGGGGTATGCGTCTAGGCGACTTCAAGGATGACTATGAGGGCGGCTGGGATGCCTTTAGTGAAGAGATGCTCACCTACTGCATCCAAGACACTCAAGTCACAGCAGCTCTCTACAAGAGCCTGATGAAGACAGAGCCTTCAGAGCAAGCAATCTACCTCGAACACCGCATGGCTTCTATCTGTCATGAGATCGGTCAGAACGGGTGGACCTTTGATCAGAAGGCAGCGGGTGAACTGTACGCAGAGCTGGCACAGAAGCGTCATGTGATCGAAGAAGACCTCAAGGACTTGTTCCCACCTTGGGAGGTCACAGAGGACTTCCTACCTAAACGTGACAACAAGACACTGGGCTATAAGGCTGGCGAGGTGTTTGTCAAAAAGAAGACCGTGTACTTCAACCCCAACAGCAACCCTCACATCCAGCGCTGCCTAGTCGATAAGTACAAGCACAAGTTCAAGGAGTTTACTCCTAACGGACAAGCGAAAATCGATGAGAATGTGCTGGTCAAACTTCCGTACCCAGAGGCCAAGCGTCTTGCTGACTTCAAGCTGATCCAAAAGCGGATCGGCATGTTGGCAGAAGGCAATGGTGCGTGGCTCAAGAAGGTGGATGCAGATGGCCGCATTAGGCATCGCATCGATCCTTTGGCCACTACCAGCACCAGAGCGGCGCATTCATCTCCAAATTTGGCGACTGTGCCCAGCGCACGGTCTCCATATGGCAAAGAGTGCCGCAGCTTATTTGGTGTGCCAGAGGGCTGGGTGCTCTGTGGTGCTGACCTTAGTGGCATTGAGCTGAGAGCACTTGCTTCATACCTAGCGCCTTACGATGGCGGTGAGTATGCCAAGCATATACTCGAAGGTGACATCCACAGCTATAATGCAGAGGCATTCGGAACTGATCGCTCTACAGCCAAAACACTTATTTACTCAATAAATTATGGTGGTGGCGATAGTCGAGTGGGTGAGATTGCAGGCGGTGGCAGAGCTAAAGGTAAGCAGCTCAAAGAGCAATTCTTTAAGTCTGTGCCAGCCTTCGCAACTCTGATGAAGAACCTCAAAGCAGCCTATGCCCGTGGTTACATCAAGACCTGTGATGGTCGAAAGCTCAAGATCAGGTCGGAGCACAGGTGCCTCTCTCAGCTACTACAGAGCTGTGGGAGCCTAGTCAGTAAGTGGTGGGTTCTTCTCACCTATGACGAAATCAAGAAACAGCATGGTGACGAGTGTTACATCGTAGGTTGGGTCCACGATGAATTGCAGATCGCCTGTAAGAACGAGGCAGTAGCAGAAGATGTCGGTAATATCGCTAGACGAATGGCGGAAGAAGCAGGCCGCACTCTCAACCTTAAAATCCCCATTGCCGCAGAGCATTCCGTGGGAAGAACTTGGTTTGAGACCCACTGAAATTGATGAGTACATAGAGAACCTTGTGTCTCTCTACATTGTCCTCGACCGCGCATGGCGCAACCCTTTCACCGTCAAGTCTGACTTCGCGCGTGACGGGGCATTGCACATAGCCATAGCGGCCTCTGAGGGCTTCATCACAACAAAAGTAGATACCGATAGCTGGGGACGCCGATGGTGCATCACAGAGGTCGGTATGGAAGTAAAAGGAGACATCGATGATGTCCTTAAAGAAATCCTACAGCCAACCCACCCTGCTAATTGATGGAGACCTTTACCTCTTCAGAGCTGCCACGTCTGTAGAAGAGGAGACAAACTGGGGTGATGACATCTGGTCACTATCAACTGACCTGTCAGCAGCCAAGCGTGTGTTTAACTCTATGATCGATTCGTTCAAGCAGGCACTCAATGCAAACGATGTAGTCATCACGCTCTCAGGCTCTAGCAACTTTCGCCGGGGAGTAGAGCCAACCTACAAGGCAGCTCGTAAGAAGACACGCAAGCCCGTGGGCTACTCAGCTATGGTCGAGTGGGTCAAAGAGACTTGGGACTATGTGTTAGTCGATGAGCTAGAGGCTGATGATGTCATGGGCATCATGGGGTCAATCCCCGGCACCAAGGCTATCATCGTGTCCGACGATAAGGACATGAAGAGTATCCCATGCAAGCTCTACAGACCGCAGAGCAACGAGAGGATGACTATCAGTCAGTCTGAGGCTGACAGCTACTTCCTCACACAGACCCTGACTGGCGATCCGACTGATGGATACGCAGGGTGCCCTACGATGGGTCCAAAGACAGCAGCAAAGGCGCTGGGCACACACCCGACATGGGATGCTGTGGTCGCCGCCTACCAAAAGCAAAATCTAGATGCTGACTACGCGCTGACCCAAGCGCGGCTTGCTCGAATCCTACGCCACACGGACTGGGATGATGAAGCAGGGGCAGTCAAACTATGGGAGCCAACAAGATGAACATGAGCATAGCATTCAAATGTAAACTTAACGATGAACAGGAGTTCATGCTGGGGCAAGCCATGCTCCGCCATGAGAGCCAGATAGACCGCTCTTACCTTACGTTGGCAGACAAGAGAACTGGCGATTGGGTTACAGTCAAGAAGCCACTCAAGAAGTCTGCCAGACGCGCTATGCTTCGGTGGTTCTACGACTACACATATGGCCGTGAGTTCGACCTAAAAACACTGCTTGAAAACAACGGTGCTAACTGTGTTTACCACATGGCTAGGAAGCTAGTCGCTGCGGGGGCAATCACTGAAGTCTCAGAGCACAACGGAGGAGCTGCTGGCTCCAAGATATACATCGTGTCCGACCGTGAAGTTATCGGGAGGATGTTAGCTGATGGATAAAGACAGCGACCTAATCAAAGTCACAGAGGTGCACGAGCATGAGGATGGCAGTGCCACGCTGCAAGTGGAGTGCAGCCCAGAGACTTTTGCAGCAATCTTCAATGTGGGCTTCGTGTCTTTGGTCAAAGCGGGACTGTACTGGGAGACAGATAATGGAAACTGAAGACATCGTTGTGAAGCCTTCGCATTACACACAGTACGCTATTGAACCAATCACCTTTATCATGACTAACAAGCTGCCGTTCCACATAGGCAACATAGTCAAATATGCAGTCAGGGCTGGGTCAAAAGCCTACCCCAATCAGACCGCAGAACAATCAGAAATCACCGACCTAAAGAAAGCCATCCGCTACTGCGAGATGCGCATAAACCAGATTGAGGGGAACGAACTATGAATATGATGAACAGCACAGCTATCTATGGGCCAACCATTGGTATCTCCGAAGAGATACACAAGATGAAGTACCGCTCAGTAGGCGAGACCTTCAAAGAGGCAATGACCCGTGTAGCTGATGCACTCAAAGACGGAGAGTGGCACTTCGAGGCCTTCCGCAACATCCTATACAACATGCGCTTCCTGCCAGCTGGACGTGTCCAGAGCGCTATGGGTGCTCCCCGGCGAGTGACACCCTACAACTGCTTTGTGTCTATGACTATCGAAGACAGTATGACAGGCATCATGGAAGCAGCAGCAAACGCAGCGAAGACTATGCAGCTAGGTGGTGGCATTGGGTATGACTTTAGCACCCTGCGCCCCCATGGCTCCCTCATCCGCTCCCTCGACAGTAAAAGCTCTGGCCCTATGAGCTTCATGGGCATCTTTGATGCTGTGTGTAAGACAATTGCTTCAGCAGGCCACCGTAGAGGCGCACAGATGGCCGTGCTGCGTGTGGACCACCCCGACATCGAGACATTCATTCGTGCCAAGAACAACAGCACTGAGCTTACACAGTTCAACATGAGCGTTGGTGTTACCGATAAGTTCATGCAGGCAGTCAAGGATGACGCAGACTTTGACTTGGTGTTCGAGGGTCAGGTCTATCGTACTGTGAGCGCTACAGCACTGTGGGATGACATCTTGCGCTCCACTTGGGACTGGGCAGAACCCGGCATCCTCTTCATCGACCGTATCAACAGGAAGAACAACCTGCATTACTGTGAGACCATTGCGGCCACCAACCCTTGTGGTGAACAGCCGCTGCCACCCAATGGCGCGTGTCTCCTTGGTAGCTTCAACCTCGTTAAGTACGTCAAGCACAACGGCATCCAGAGTGGCGACAGGGCAACCTTCGACTTTGATAAGCTCAAGGCTGACATCCCGCATGTAGTCCGTGCCATGGATAACGTGGTGGACCGTGCAGTCTACCCTCTGCCAGCACAGGAGAAGGAAGCCAAAGACAAGCGCCGCATGGGGCTGGGTGTCACTGGACTTGCTAATGCCATTGAGGCGCTGGGCTTCCCGTATGGATCGCCTGAGTTCATGGACATGATGGAAGAGATCATGCGTACCATTCGTGACGGTTGCTACGATGCGTCCATAAAACTGGCAGCTGAGAAGGGGCCATTCCCACTATACAACGATGCGCTGCTGGACAGTGACTTTGCTAAGACCCTTCCAGACGAAATCCGTGAACTAATGAGCTATTATGGCATCCGCAACAGCCACCTCCTCAGCGTAGCACCAACAGGCACAATCAGTCTTTCAGCAGACAATGTGTCCTCTGGTATCGAGCCTGTGTTCTCGCACTATTACGACCGCACCATCCAGACCTTCGATGGTCCACGGGTAGAGCGAGTAGAAGACTATGGTGTCCGTGAGTTTGGCGTCAAAGGTATGGCAGCAGATGCGCTATCGGTGTTTGACCATGTTCGTGTGCTCAACCTTGCCTCCAAGTATGTCGATAGTGCTTGCAGNAAGACCTGTAATGTCGGGGATGATGTCACTTGGGAACAGTTCAAGGATGTCTACATGCAAGCCTATGACGGGGGCTCCTCTGGTTGCACCACGTTCAGAGCCAGCGGAAAGCGCTTTGGTATTCTCAATGCCTCTACAAGTGAGGATGCTGCCATAGATACTGTGGTAGAACCAGATGCTTTCGTGGATGAGAAAGAGGGTGGCGCTTGCTACTTCGATCCAGCCACAGGCCTTCGTACCTGTGAGTAAACTACAGAGGGGCCCTTCGGGGCCTCTTTAAACACCAATGACAGGAGAACAGAATGTTCACTGTAGAGTTCGAGCAGGATTACACAAAGATAGTAACAGTTGACCAAAGTGGCGCACACGAAGACGTGGAAATGTTCCTAGAAGAAGACGGGACTGTGTATATCAGACAGTTCGCTGAAGAGTTCAATGAGTATCAATTGCTCATCATTAGCCACTATCAACTTGTAGACCTAATAGCTTCAATAGATGCACCAGAGGGTGCTCACTCCGTCAAAATAGGAGACAGTAATGATTTACCCTAGAATACGAGTAGACAAGAACAGATGGCACAGCTGGTTTGCTTGGTATCCCATCAAGTACGGCATCCACTGGGTGTGGTTGCAGAGGGTACAGCGGCGCTGGTGTGACCACCCAGTTCTTATGTCTTGGGACTACAGTGTGCCAGCCATAGATGACATGGACAACAACATCGACTGGGACAAACTATTGTGAAGTGGTGGCGCGGGGGCGGTGCCGTCTAGCAGCTCCTACTCCACCGCGCCGTTGTTACCGGAGTAACCTTCATCCACATAGCACTTTAATGTGTGATTTACAAGGTGTGACAAAAAACACTGATCGGGACTATAGTTTGGTCCTGACCAGTGCTAAGTTAGTTCGCCGTTACTTCATACGGAGCATTATGGCGAACAACAATCCAACTATTATTAGATCGCT